CCAAGATGGTTATGCAAGCCGTTACTGAGAACACAGACGGGCACGTAGTATGCTTCAGCCAGAACGCTGACACATCAGTCAAGGTACAGCAAGCTGCTATGTGGGAAATGATGCCCAAGGAGTTTCGGAAAAAGACTAAGAGCATAGAGGGCTATATTAATTTTTCTATGCAAAATGGTTTTACTGGCCAGTCCTTTATTTTTCCGGATACTAGAACACGTGTGGACTTCAAGACCTACACACAGTTCAGCAATAACCAGACTATCTTAGAGGGCTTTGAGTTCGGCTTCCCAAGTCCGGGCTCCTTAAATATAGGGGCTTGGCTCGATGAATACCTAGGGGACTCAACCTTAGTAAATACATTACGCTTTAGATTAGCTACACGGGACTCTAAGCTGCTTATAGGCTTTACGCCTATCGATGGGTATACCCCATTTATATCGGAGTACCTCAAGGGAGCTGAAACGCTTGAAACAAAACCGGCTGCATTGATAGGAAATAAACAAGTGCCGATTACGCAGTACAGCCCAGATAGAGACGCATCTATATGTTACTTGCATTCCGACGAGAATCCATTCGGTGGCTATGAGCGTATAGCCAAAGATCTAAGGGGACGGCCGGAAAGCGACATAATGGTACGTGCCTACGGGATTCCGGTAAAGTCAATGACCTCGCTGCTACCTTTATTTTCCCCGGAGGTCAATGTACTAGGTGATGAGGAAAACAAATACGGGATGAAGTTCCCCGAAATCAACGAGGACTTTACAGTATACCAAGTGGTGGATCCAGCTGGTGCTCGGAACTACTCGGCTTTGTGGGCAGCAGTAAACGACAATGAAGACGTGTACATTATATGTGACTGGCCAGATAGGGCTACCTATGGAGAGTGGGCTATGTTCGGAGATCCTAAATGGAAGTACGGCCCAGCATCTAAAAAAATAGGACTTGATGTAAAAGGATACGTAGAGTTATTCAAGGAAATAGAAGATGACCTTAATTTAAATGTAATGGAACGAATAGGTGACTCCAGATTTTTTGCTAGAGAAAATGAAAACAATACAGATCTATTTGCTAGTTTTGAAGATGAAGGTATGATATTTGTACCCAGTGACGGCAAGACAGAAGACATAGGTATTACGGCAGTTGACGAATGGTTTCATTACAACCCAAATGCTGACATAGACGAGGCTAATAGGCCTAGATGTTTTATTCACAAAAGATGTGAAAATTTGATTGACAGCTTAATCAATTATAATTCTAATGGCAAAATGGATGAAGCCCTAAAGGATTTTTTTGACTTAATTAGATATTTACGTATGAGCAATGGAGGGTTAGGCCCCGATCACTATACCAGCTATCAAATGATGGCTACGGTAAAATCGCAAGGAGGTTATTAATGAAAACGAAACTTACTAAACTAATAGAGGACTATGATGTGGAGTTCAATGAAGCTTTACAAATAGCACAAGACAAACTACCCCAAGAAGAAATAACCGGTAAGGGTAAAAACACTTGGATCGGAGAGGAAGGTATTAAAATACTAGATGAAGCTTTTGATATACCAGAAATAGTACCCAAACACTATCGGGTTAAAATGTTACAAGAATGTCCTAATCGTTGTTATAACTGGGCGTTTATAAAAGAAATAGAAAAACGAGTACCAATTTTAATACCTAGGAGATCTTGGGGAAAATTAATTGGAAAGGTTGTTAATGTAGAATGCATAGCTGATGAAAAAGGAGAAAGTTACAGATATATCCACACAAGAATCTAGCCCCGACATTACGTCCAGTAGAAAATGGCGTAATAAACAAATAGATAGATTTGTTGCTTGGGAGATGTTTTGCCGATATATTAAGCACGAACATACAATACAAATGTCGCACTCGGATATGTGTGATAGAATAGGTACTCCTAAAGACTTGTTACGAAACATTCTTAAATCAGTAAGAAAAAAATTAAATGGACAGTGATTCAATTTCAAACTCCTTGACTTATGTAAGCAAGGAACCCGACGTTAAAACTTTACGCTATGCTTATGACCAAACGGTTAATGAGCTTGAGTCATACTTTGACTTATGCAGAAACTCCTATGATGATCGTAGGAACTTCTGGCCCGGCAAAAGCCGTGACCACAGAAAACACGGGGCTGACGCATTCCCGTGGGAAGGTGCATCCGATATGGAGGCACATACTATAGATGAACGTATTACTCGACTAGTATCTTTGTTTATGGCTAGCCTTAGTCGTGCTAACATTAGAGCTTACCCGGTAGGCGGCGATGATATGGCTCGGTCTAAAGTAGTATCCGGTTTTTTAAAATGGATGGCTACCTCTGGATATATCCCTAGATTTTTACAAGAAATAGAACTAGGTGCTAATTATTTATTAGAACGCGGGTTGTTAGTAACCTACGTGGGATGGCATAAAGAAGACAGATCTTTTTTACAAAAATTAAATCTACAACAAATTGGACAAATGAGCCCAGATATCCTTGAGGCTATTGAATCCGGCAAAGTAGATGATGAGTTAGTAGAATATTTTAAACAAGTGTTTGATGGAGTGTCTGACAAAAAAGCAAAGAAGGCATTAAAGGAATTAAGGAAAAGTGGTGAAGCGGAATTGCCGGTTGTTAGAAGGCAAGTAAATGCACCGGAAGTTAAAACATTAGCTCCGGACGGAGATTTCTTTTTTCCTCCATATGTAACTGACCCACAGCGTGCGCCATATTGTTTTTGGAGAACATACTATACTCCTCAAGAATTAAAAAATAAAGTTAACTCAGACGGCTGGGACGAAGAGTTTGTTGATTATATAATCGAACACTACAGAGGCGTTAACATTGATTCTATAGAAAGAGAACAAGAAGGCCGCAGAAGTATTTCCCTTACTGATAATGCTTACGAAGCTGAGGAATTAATTGAGATAGTATATGGTTACCAAAGACTTATTGATGAAGACGATGGCTCAGAAGGTATTTACCAAACAATATTTCATAAAGAATTTAACGGAGACCACACAACTAAAGGTTATGCAAAGTTCGAGTTAATGAATGGATACGAGGACTATCCGGTGGTAGTTACTAAACTATCCGAAGATAGTAAGCGTTTATATGACGTACAAACAATACCCGGTCTACTTAGGGGCATACAAAACCAAGTAAAGATTGAGCGAGATTCTCGCATTGATAGAAATAGCATATCGACGCTACCTCCGATCCTCCATCCCGTCGGGCAAGCACCAAGTGATTGGGGGCCGGGACGTATGATTCCATATAGGCGTAAAGGGGACTTAGACTTCGCTCCTACGCCTTCATACAACCAAGGGTCTGTTGAGATGGAAAAGACTATGGAAGCCCAAGCTGATAGGCTTGTAGGCCTTGATCAGTCCCCATCTAGTCAAGTACGGTTACAATTTCTTACAAACAAATTTCTTAAACACACATCTGATGTACTTAAAATGGCATTTAAATGTTTTCAAAGATTTGGCCCGGATAGTATATTCTTTAGGGTAACTGGAGTTCCGGAATCATTACAACTTAGCAAAGGTGATCCTAACCAAGACTTTGATATTAACATTACCTACGATGTATTAAATACGGATCCAGAAACTTCTGAAAAAAAATTACAATCACTTGTTGCTCTTACACAATTAGACAGAAGTGGTAGAATAAATATTGACAATTTGTTAGATGTAGCTGCTAGTAACATAGACCCAGTTCTTGCTGATGCTATTTTACAACCAGCACAAGTAGCACAAGACGAGGTAATGAAAAACGTTACAGATGATCTTGCTAAAATATATTCCGGTATTGAAATGCCAGCGCGGCCTAATGGTGGTCAAGTTGCTATGCAGCTTATTCAGCAGTATTCTTCTCAGCCAGACATTGCACAGCGATTACAATCAGATCAGTCGTTTGCAGCTCGATTACAAAAGTATGCTGGTCAATACCAATTCCAAATGCAACAACAAGAAAATGCACAAATCGGAAGAATCGGCACACAGCCAGCTTCAGTTGGAGAAACACAAACCCAACAAATGGAACCATAATATGTATACAGAAGAACCAGAAAATGTTAACACAGCTGAGTTTGCTCAACTTAGAATTAAAAGAGCCCTAGAAGAAAAAGAACAAGAAGACTTAGAGGGATTAGCTATGGCTGTTGCCCTAGAAGCTAGAGGTGAAGGTGACGATGGAATGTTTGCCGTAGCTCGCTCTATTCACAATAGGCATCGTTTAATTAATGATGGAGAAGTTCCGCCGTATACGTATAATTTAGGTACTAATAAAAAACCAAGCTTTATGGATATTATCGGCGCAGACAATCAATACGCCGTGTATGATGAAAAAAATAAAAAATTTAACGAACAAGATTCTCCGGTTACAGAAGAAGATTTAGAGTTAGCTAGAAATATGATTGTATTTGCACGTGACGATGAAATGGCTAACTTTTTTGTACAAGCAGCTAAATTACCGGAAGAAGTTTTAAAAGGCACTGGATTTAGAACAAGAGAAGCAAAGTACGATCCATCTCAAGATGTCGGAACCTTTATGGTTGGAGATCATCAATTTAATACAGCCGGATATCCTTCTGAAGATGACGAATAATTTAAACGACGATATAAAGTCCCTACATAACCACGAAACTTTTGCTAGGTTTATTGAGGTTATATATAGTTTGCGAGAAGAAACTATAGAAGAAATGCACAATGCTACCGTAGATCAACTTCAACAGTTATCCGGTAGAATTATTACGTACGATCAAATAATACAAATGGCTGATTGGAATACCTTAAAGGTAAGACACCAACAGTCATTAAATAATTAACGACTACTGTGCTATAATGTATTTATCGCCATCGCTCGGCGTTAAGGAGTGGAGCAAAAACATAATCTTATGACAGATGAAATCACAACTGGAGACGTTGAACCAGTTCAAAATACAACGGAGGAAATAAATAATACGTCAGTAGAGGAATTTACACAACGTAGACTGGGAGGAAACGAAGAAGAGCAATCTGAAAACGTTGAAGCCCAAGAGAACTCTGAGGAAAGCGTACCGCAATCTGAAGAAGCAGTTCTTTCACAGTTGGATATGGATAACTTGTCGGAAGGCGAACTCAAAGAGTTGGCTGACAAACTTGGTAGTAGAGCAGTAGCTAGATTCGGAGAGATGACAGCTAGACGCAAAGCTGCCGAGGAACGAGCTGCCGCTTTAGAAGTGCAGTTGCAAAATCAAAAACAATCACAGATCCCGTCAAAAGAAATCAAAGACAATCCGTTTGGTGACCTTGAAAACATTCAAGATATACAATCCAAAACGGAAGAGATTGATTCTACTATTGAATGGGCAGAAGATATTCTTTTTGAAAGCGACTCATACGCAGCCGACGATGTTGTTACGGAAATAGATGGTAAAGAGGTTACGAAAAAAGAAGTGCGTAAAGCTTTGTTGAATGCCCGAAAGGCACAGAAAACATTCTTGCCCGATCAATTAAACAAAGTTAATGAAAGAGAAAGTGGAAAAAGGTTACAAGTAAGCTTTGACACAAAAGCTCGTAGAGAACTTCCTTGGTTGAACGGAGAAGATAATGCTACTCGTCAAGCTTTCGTAGCTACAATGCGGGATCCTAGGTATGCTAAATTAAAAACATATCTCAATAAGGAATCTCCCGGATTATCTAGTCAACTAGAATACTGGTTTGCTCACGCAACTAACAGTATGTACGGTAGACAACCTATCTCTGAAACACCAACAAAACAAGTTACCAAAACTGGTAAAGCACCGTCGATTAACCCAACAAAAACGGGAAACTCGGGAGTCGCTAAATCAGATAAACCAACTTCGCAAACAACTAAAGTTCTTAAAGATTTACAAAGTAGATTTAAAAATACTGGCAGTCCCCGTGATTACGCTGAAATGAGAAGACAACAAATACAAAACCGATAATCCTAATTATAAAATACAATGTCATTTTCAAATACATTTGATACTACTAATACCGGATCGGCTGTTTCTAACAGAGAAGACTTGACTGATGTCTTGACTATTCTTGCTCCAGAAGAAACTCCGGTTCTTTCTTCCGCCAATAAAAGCAAAGCTAACGCTACTTTTGTTGAGTGGACTGTTGATGGCCTCAGTGCACCAGTAACTTCTGGTATACAAGAGGGTGCTGACGTAACTGCGTTTACAGACAAATTCTCTGGACGTGCTCGCTTAGGCAACTATATTCAAAAATTCCGCCGTGACTTTATGGTGTCTGATTTACAAGACGCTGTTGAATCAGTCGGCCCAGCAAAAATTGCTCAAGCAGAAGCTAAAGCAATCCGTGAACTTAAACGTGACGTTGAAGCTACCCTTATCGGTACTCAAAATCGTTTTGTTGAAAACGGTGCCGGTCAAGCTTATGGTCTTCGTGGCCTAGGTGACTGGCTTGATTCCGCTGGCCCATCTGATGTCCCAGCTGATTACCGTACTCCAGCTGACTCTATCTGGAATATAGGCACAGAAGGTGCATTCACTGAGTCCGTACTTAATGACTTGATCACAAGTGTATTCCGTACAACTGGTACTACTGAGTCGTTGACTCTTGTAGCTGACACAGCATTACGTCGCTTAGTAAGTGACTTTGCTCGTTTTACTGATGCGACTACTGGTGCAAATCCGGGTACACGTTCAGTTAACTACGACGGTGGTTCTTCTACAATTAAACTATCTGTAGATCTGTATCAATCAGATCACGGTGTGGTTTCTATTGTAAATATGAATCCAGATTGTTCTCCGGACACTAGCAACAAAAACACTGGTTACCTAATTAACCCAGAATACTTTGGTATTGCTGAGCTAATTCCAATGGGATCAACTCGCCTACCTAACTTAGGTGGTGGTGAGCGTGGATATGTTGACTGTGCGTTAACTTCTCTAGTGATGCATCCCGGTGCTCACGGAAAGATTACTCAATAATTAACCAAGGAGAAATAATAATATGTCTATATTAACAGTAAACGAAGCGGGCCCGTCAACATTTACGGACTCATACACAATTCAAGCTGGCGATTTCGCAGCAGCACTCATAGGTACAAAAGCTGATGGTGCAACTCATTCTATTGACTACGATATTCCACAAGGAGCAGTAGTCCAGAAAGTTGCATATAAGTTAAATACAGCCTTTGATGACAGCGGATCCGGAGGCAGTCTTACAATCACTATTGGTGATGATGACACTGCTGCTGGATACATTGGTGCATCACAAATTCACGTTGATGGTACTGAAGTAACATACGCTTACAATGATGGATCTTACTTCACCGCCGGTGGAGATGCCAACACTGTAAACGGAAAACTATACACAGCTGACGGAAAAGAGTTTAAACTCCTCTTTACTCCAGCAGCCGGTGGTGGTTCCGCTTATTCATTAAACGAACTAACTAAAGGAAGCATAACTGTTTTCTTTGAAATGGCTCGTCTTTAATTATTAATTAAAATTTGGTTGGGGGCTTCGGCCCCCCGCCTTTTTTTAACTTAAAACTACTTAACATTTTATGACAAATATCATTACAGACATACCTAAAAGTTTCACAGATGGTGAAGTCGATGCAGCATTCTTGGCCGAAATCAAGAGTGGTTTTAAATTAGAAAGAGAAACCGAACACTTGCGGGTTAAGCAAGCAAAGAAAGAAGCTAAGGATTTAAAGGGGACTGTACACCCGGTGCTAGGTAAACCGATAGCCACTATGCCGGCTCGTGATTTCTTTAGATTAACTAGCAAGTATGGACACGATCACGTGCATTCAGAAGAATTTATTAAATACTATCAAAAGAAATTCCCAGAACTTACTCCTAATAAACTATAATGCAAACAAGAACATACGGAGACTTATTTAAATTAGTTCAATCCCTAGCGGGTGTGACTGCTTTTTCTTCTAACGAGCAAGATGATATAGCTAATTTAATTAATAAAAATTTTCAAACAGCTTACGATTCAAGTCAAATATGGCCAAGGTATTTAATACCTTCACAAAAACGTCAAGTAGCCGCAGTAACATTAAATGGATTAACTGGTAACCTTGAAAAATATAATGGGAATTATTTTTTCCTTGGCACTCAATCGCAAGGAGGAGGATTTAGTGCCGGAAGGGTTGCATCCGGAGAAAGAAATAGTGTATACGTTGGAAGTTCTGGAGCACCTCCAGCGACATTGTTTAGAAATTATAGATCCGCAACTAGTTGGACGTGGATACTTGGAGGCCCAAATATAGATTTCAATACAGATGGAAGTATTTTTATTCCTACTGGTAGTTTTGTAGAGTATGCTTCGGATAACAGTGGTGATTTTAATAGTGAAAACCCTTGGGATGTTGTAAAGTGGTTAGACCCAGTTGCGGAAGATTTAACTCCTTTAAATGTTCAAGAAGCTACAGTTATTCCTTATTCTGAATTTGGAAGAGAAACAATAGGGGAGTTTATTAGAATACATAAACAAATTGCATTTGACCGAAACTCTGCTCAAGAATATGAATTTTTTGTTAACGAAAATGGTGGTAATGTAATTAATGGTAGAGTCAATGAGTTTAGTTTTGAAAACGTTGGAGAAGGTTATACGGAATTTAGAAACTATTTATACGCTACTTATAAAAAAATATTTACTCCATTTACTACTTCATCTGATTATACTACATCTACTGAAGAGGTACCCGGAGAATTTTTTCAATTCATTGCATACGCTGCTTACGCAGATTTTTTACGTATGGATGGACAACACGAAAAAGCTCAACTAGAATTAGGCAATGCAAACAACTATCTTGCTCTTGAATTAGAGCG